CTAATCCTAATGGGTCTTTACTTGTTTTGGTTGTGTTTCCTGGTATTCTTATTCTAGAGTCAGCTACATATTTCTTCCAAGTGTCTAGGTTATTAAATCCAAAAAATCTACCTAGGTTATCAAATTCAAAATCACCTAGAACTTGTTCAGTAGTCCTTCCATCCTTTCTAATTATCTCAGTAACAGTAACTTTGTTGTTTTTACCAGGCTTAAATTTATATTTACCTTCAGGAGTAAACTGAGTCATTCCTGTATAATCTTTTGAGTTCCATTTATTTCTTATGGCATCAACAGTTTGGCTGCTAGCATCATTTGTATTTCCGCCGCCTCCGCCGCCTCCGCCTCCACGACTATATGATGATGTTGACCTAACAGGCTCATCTTCAGTTATTTTTTGCCCAAGTTGAGCATCAATATCAGCGTTAATAATATTTTTTGCAGCACTAATTTGATCTTCAGTCAATACAGGTTGATATGTATCGGTAGCATCTTTTTTCATTGCAATCAATCTAGTAGATGCTAGTTTTGCAAATTCTTGCCTTTCTGCACTAGTCATCCGATCCTTTCCTGCATATTCTCTAGCATCATCCTCTTCCTGAATCATCCCCTGTAGCTTGTTATTAAAATCATACTGATTAAAATAAATATCATAGTCTTGATCTGAATTATCTGCAAGAATACTTGCTGCTAATCTAGAATTACTTAATAAACTACCTGTTAAATTTGCAGCAGCTTTTGCAAACCCGGGATTTTTCTTTGTAGATTGTATTGTTATTGGACCTTCTTCTGTGATATATGGCTTCCATAACTTAACAACATCATTAACAGCTTCACTTAAGTTTACTTTATCAAATACCATGTTATTAGGCAATGCCATTGATCTAAAGCTTTCAATTGTCTGTGGATCAATTTGTCCGGTATTTGGATCAATTTTTCCCATACTCATGTTTCCGCTTTCATCAACAAATATTTGCTTATCTTTTAAGTCGGACATCTGAGCAAAGAATTCATTTGCGCTAATTGCTATTTTAGATGCACTACCATCCTGTTGTTGCTTTTGAATCTCAGCCATTCGAGCGTCATAAGTCTTTACAGTGTTAGCAAATGTACCCCAATTCTCCATAACGGTATTCATTCTTTGCTTATATTCCTTAGGGCTTAATTGTCCAGCTTTTAAAAGCTTATTCCATTCACTCATCTTTTGAGTAGCTGACTGAGTCCCATTCAAAACCATTGTTTGGAATGTTTGACTCTTCCCAAGCTCTTCATTACGAATAATATTGGCGTTATCAACTTGAATCTGATCAAGTTCCTCCTTCTCTTTCTCTCTTCTTTCTTGTATACCAGACAGTTTATTTGCAAATTCAGATGTTAACTTGCCTAAATCTAACCGTTCTGCTGGAATATATCCGTAATAATCTTGTCTAGTTGCCATATGGTGTAGAATTTAAAGCAGGCATACCCATCATATTGAACATCGACGCTCCTGGAGTAAATATTGCTGGATTACCAGCAGGTGGTTGTTTTGTTACAGGTAATTGTTTTAAAACACCAATGCCCATGCCAGGGACTCTTTGAGCATTAGCTCCTAAGTCTTTATTTTTGTATAGATTAATCATACCGTCAATACCTTCAGCAGCTGTTCCTAGTGCACCAAATGCACTACCAATAGCAGCATTTCTATTTGTCTCTGCCTCATATCTTCTCATGCTAGCATCTTGTGCCTCGTTAATACCAATGTTATACTCTCTATCAGCACGTCTTGCTTCAATCCCTTGACCTGCCTCTGCTTGAGCCATATCTCTTTGGAACTGAGTTTGGTTTGCCTGAGCAGCTTGTTGTAAGTAAGCTTCGTTTCCTGCACCAACCAATTGACCGATACCACCAATAATACCCTCAGCACCTGTACCTTGAAGTGCGGCGATTGCTTGTTGGGTTTGTTGATCTTGTCCTTGCTGAGCTAACTCAAAACCAAGACGAGGAACCTGAACACCTTTAAATTGATTCGTTTCCTTAATTGCTTTGAGATTTTTATTGGCCAAGTCATACTGAGATGCGGCCTTCTTCATGTCCTTGTTTGCTTTAATAGCTTGAGCGGCCGATAGACCAACTCCTCCTAATGCTACTAATGTTGATGTGACTGCTGCCATATTATAGTGTTTTTATCATTTCTATACAACCGGTGCTTCCTACATGATAGCCACAAGCTGAAAAACTGTTTAACAGATTTTGGTTCTTTAGAGATGTATAAATATACTTGCAGCCGTTAGTTTCTTTCGCTAGCTCAGTAAGTGTATTTATAAGAAACTCTATAGCCTCTTTTCTGTCTTTATTTTTATACTGAAAGTTAGATACGATGAACTCTATAATCGCTGTCTTTGAGTTTGTAAAGTATATAAACCCTGCGCATATGTCAATCCCATCCTTCGATACCATCACACCACCGGTTGCGTCCTGTGGTAGAAAATCTCGTGGTGGCGGAGTCCATCTCCAATCCTTCCACCAAGATGATAACACATCGTAATCACCTTCGTTTAAGAACCTAACTTCCATACACAAATTTAAGGAAAACTTTTGAATACTGATGCGCCAATGGCAAACAATGTTACTTCATAGCTTTTGTCATTCTCAAGGTCCACTTGTAGGTAATATCCTCTAGGACCAAATGACTCTGATACTGCATTTTTTATAACTACTATTTTATCTCCAAGTGTTGGAGCTACTATAACACCTGTAAGATCTATTGAGTATTCTGAAAATGATGCGACAGTCCCAAGTGTTACTAATGAAGTTCCAACTATTTTACATACCGTATCACCTTGGTTAAGATGAACCTGTATAGGAGTAAGAAAGTAAATAGATGAACTGATGATTTGGTTTACATTTCCAATACCCTGAGTAGATAGTAATGAATAGTCAACATCTCCCGATGGTCTTCTTATGTGAGCATACCATTTACCTTCTTTCTTTTCATACCAGTCATAGTCGATATACCCCTCATCTAAGTTGGTATGCATGGTAGCCTTCCATTCGTGGCTACTATCTAGGTATAAGTTCTTGAATTTCTTAATTGTAGTCGGCTCAATATTAAAGATGGTGCTTAACGTAGATACCTCTTGAACACCATAGAAATTATTTCGAACCGGGTTTAAGTTGTGTAGGTATAGATTTCCATTCTTGAATGTATAGAAATTGCTATTCATATGAACCATCCATTCAGGTACATACGACCATCTAGATGTCCATCCATTGGCGTAGTTATAATAAGATAGCATATCTTCCATAAGTACAAATTTACGAAATTTAGACCAAACAGCTTTTCATTCCCTTTATAAGCTGGTAGTAGTTGTAAGAGCATCTATTATCACTGAGCTTAAGATCGGTACCGAAAGGATACTTATGCATGTAGTCGGCCTTATAGAACATTTCCTGCTTGTTGTTTTGAACTCCGGCATTATGGAAGAAATACACATCATCCCACCGTTTAATCGGACAAGTAGCCCAACAGAAGTCAAACTCTTTGATCACCTCGACATGATTACTGAAATACCAAGCATTCCATAGTTCAGCCCACATGCTTGCCGTCCATGACTGTATGCCGTATGGATCGCCTTCCTTCTTAACGTCCTGCATTTTGATCAGTAGATTATAAAGAGCTATAGCATCAATCTCAACTTTCTTCCAATATGTTGCAGTTAAGTTCTTCATCAACTTCTGAGCTCCTCCACTGTTATGCTTATTAAACTTAACTAGGTTTTTTGATATACCAACCTGATTGCACATAGCATTCAATACCTCCTCTCCTTTACTCATGATATAGTCATAGCCTATATATGATATGGTGTCAGAGAAGTACCATGTATCATCAGCAAGGTATGGACTAAAGTCCAAGTATTTGGTAAAGATAAAGTCAGCATCATGAAAAAAGAATGCGTCCTTTGATGGGTGTAATTTAAAATGCTTTTTAAGTATATGAGCTTGAATAGCAGGTGGATAATTACATTCTCCTAGTGTATCCTCATAAAAATAGAAGTGAGCCACATCAGAATAGTTCTCTACAAGCTTTTGCCAAGACTCAGGAATTTCATCCTGATACCCTGCAACTACATCAATGTTTTTATACCCTAGTGTTGTGAAGTTGTGGATATAAGTCTCAACTTGCCAAGCATAATAGTCTAGCGCAGGCTGCGCTGAAATCATTCTAAGTGTTCTCATTAACAAGATATTGAACCACCGGTCCAATCACTTCCATCCCATTCGTATGCAATGTTTGTAATAATTTGCAAATACCAACCTGATGGAGCAGGATCAGCTCCTAATGGGTCTGTAAATATACTATTTCCTGGAACACCAATTGCACCATTGACATAAAAATTTTCAATATTTAACACAGTGCAGACGTCAGCACTATTAACATTACTTGATAATATCAATAAAGTAAGAGGTGGTGCAGTCGTCGTCGTGGTTGTGGTAGTAGTCGTCGTAGTTGTTGTACTAGTAGTAGTTGTCGTAGTGGTAGGAATAGATGACAAACACTCAAAACAACTTCCGTATGAATAATATATATACGCATCTGGAGTTGTTGGTGAGAGAACTGAGTTTAATGTACTACAAACACCATCATCATCTTTAACTACTGAGCCTAGAGGCAATGCATCAAATGATTGAAATGCTAATACTTTGTAGGTTGCTGTTCCACAAATGATTGACCTATAATAATATGTAGGTGCAGTCGTAGTAGTACTAGTAGTTGTAGTAGCTGAGCAGTTATATATATCAAGTATCTGACCTGTATTAGCGATCAACAATGCATACGTCTGAGCCAAATAAACAGCTTTGTACCATTTAAAGTCACCATCAAATAATGTCGTTCCTGCTAGATCAAAGTAAACAAAACTATCTACTGCTAAGCTATTGAAATAATATGTGCTTGTACTACCAGTCTGATTACATGCATTTCTATAAGATACCTGAGGATCTAGATCTAAACTAAATGCTATTAAAGGTGCTGCCGTAGTAGTTGTCGTAGTAGTTGTGGTTGTAGTTGTACCAGTACATGCTGTACAATCTCCATATATAACTAACGGATTCTCAGTAAGATAGTATGGATAAGTTGCTGATGTAGTGTTTGTTACTGTCCAACAATTACCATCTTCAGTTGCGACAATATCACTTACAGTTGCCCCTCCTGAAGTGGTATCTAGTAATACAACCTCAATGGTTGGATCTTGACACGACTGAGCAATAAAGTAATCACCTGTTGGTAGAGTTGTTGTCGTAGTACTTGTAGTAGTTGTTGTAGCTCCTGGACAACTAAAAGTAGCCATAACGGTACCATATTGATCTATCTGAAGTACCTCAGCTGAGTTATCTAAATAATACCATTTCTCGCCTCCCATAAATGGTCTAGCTAAATCAGGATCATAATACACAGTATCTTTAGCTGTTGGCACAGGTCCTGATCCTGTGAAGTATAGTTCTGTAAACGTTGGAATAACACCACATGCATCAGAGGCTACCTCCTTAAATTGCTCTACGTCGATAAGACAAGGCTGAGCATTTGAAGAAGATAAGACAACAATATCAATCAATGTATCGTCAGATGTACCAAAACAATTGGTTGCATTAACAAGCAATCGATATGTCCCTGTTGGTGCATTATTAAATGAAACCACACCATCAGCAAATGTAATACCAGATTTAAAATTATCCGAAACAATTGACCATGATGTTGGATTGTTTAATACATCAATAACTTCAAATGACTGCGTATTTGCTGTGACTGTTATGGTGGATTCATAAATAAAAGGAGCCGCATACTCATAGCAATTACATGCATTAATACTTATAACAATACCCTCATCATCAAGTTCAATGTATGTCTTGTTGGTTGGACTAGGTACTGTACAAGTGACAGTGTCAATCATGTGTAGAGTTCCTGCATTTATGTACCGCTCACTTCCATCAGAAACGGTAAAAATCACATCATTTACCGTCGGTAATGCACTTGATCCATTATGGTATAATACATCAGTTGGACATTGGCTACATACGTCAGATGGAATACCATCGGTTGTGTCTAAATAGAATGATGTTAGATATGTGTTAATCTTATTTACAATCCATAATGAATTGCTAAACGGAGATGAAACGATAAGATTTGCAGTTGATTCAGAAGTATCTTTAAAGAACTCTAATGTTCCGACACCATTGTTTACGAGTCCATCATATGGATAAACCAATCCTATCTCATCCTCAGGTATACCAGCTGCAATTAAGGCGTTATAATTTGCCAAGCTATTTACCCCTACATATAAAGAGTCCCTTATAATAGATCCATTCCATTCAACTTGAAACCTTGTAGGCTGATCAGGATCCATTAAATTATAAGATATTCCAGCCCTTCCAATATCAGTACCTAATTCAAAACCAATATATCTAGAATCAGTTTCTCCTAGGTAAGATACAACAGAATCCATCTTATCCTCATAATCCCAAAGCAAATAAACATATGGATAGTTATTTGGATTTCTAAATACAAACGTACCTTCAAACTCAGTACCATTAAAATATACAGGTATCTCAGTAGCTAGTGATAATATTAATGTTTTATCTTCGCTAGTATACTCAACATTCGAAACTAAGTAATACAATTTATTATTTAGTGTAGGGGCTAACTTTCTATAGTCTCCATAAATATCACCTGCCTTTACTGTCACAGTTGATCCGTCATACGGCATATAATCCACACCGCCTACTCCAGTAGCTGTATCGAATAAAGCTACTCCACTGCTACTTAATATTGTGTTGTCAATTGTATATTCACTACTTCCAGTATATTCAAAAGCTTGTTTCGTTTTACTCATTTTATTTCTCTTTATTAAAAGCAATTAGCCCAATGTCAGTCAGTTTTCCTAAGCCTTGTGTAAGAATAAACTCTAATTCTAGACCACAATATGTAACAACAAATTTAACGCTTCTAGATGATGCTGTCAAGTTATTCTGAACATTTGCATATATATCTTGAGAGTTTGATCCAGACATACAGTAAGGAGGTAGATCAACCCAATTAGTACCATCTCCAATATCAACAAGTTCAACAGTCCATGATGTGACCGAGTTGATACTAAACATGAAATAACTCTGACCTAATGTTATGCCAGGCACTGTTCTAATCCCTGGTGTTATTGATGTTCGACATGAGTTTCTTTCAATATTATTACCCGAAATCATATACGTCTGATTATGTGGGTCATATCCTCCTAACTTTTGTGTATTTGGCGCAAGGCTAAAGAAATCAATGAAGTAATCACGCATACCATTCTCAGATATCTCGACAACATCCATTCCTGACATCATTAAAACCACACCTCTTCTAGCATCAGAGAAATAATAGTTGTTAGACCAAACAGCAAAACTTTCAGGATTATCACTAATTCCATATTCACTTTGACTAGCTATCTGTGTACCAAGTACTTCAGGAACTGAAGCTACTTGACTTCCCCCTACAGCATCAACTAACAAGTTCTTACCGTAGTAAACTGATGTAATTTTATCTTGATGTAATACCAATAAATCAGTATCACGAGCGAATAATTTTCTTACCGGACCAAATGATTTATCTAGATTCTTAAAGTTTGCTAGAGATAAATTAAATTCGTTTAGTCGGTTGATAGATGAATCGCCACGATATAAACCACTGTATGTCAAAGATGCATATTTGCGCTCCTCTTCATAATCTTCAATGATTGTACTAGCTCTTAAACTATAATCCATTCTAGGCGCATTATAGTCATCTAGAATTCTATAAGACTCAAGTCCATTACCATACGCGAATGCATTATAGTCACTATTCTTGAAGTTGGCATTATTTATTTTTAACTGAGCAGGATTTAACCCAGTTCCTTGATCTTGATCAGTATCATTGAATGCTATTGCACCTGATTGATTTGATCCAGGATAAGCAAAAGCTATTATTACTGTATATCTATCAGGAACTGATAATACTTGATATGAACCAATAGGTATATTGTTTGCCTTAATATATACCATATCTCCTACACTGAAATAATGAGGAAATTTATGATCTGTATTAGATAATTTTGTACCTAATGCATCTGCCGTTGATGTGTCATAATGCCAAAGTACAATATGCTTTCCATTCTCAACAGGGTAAGTATGACTTAACTCATGAAATATATCAAGATCACTTTCTCTAGGAACAGTCTCAGCGATTAATTGCCTATTTGGAGGTGTTTGTGTTACTTTTAATGATGCTTCAATTAAATTTCTACTAGTTCCCTGTTTTTTACCAAAGCCTCGAATAAGCATCCACATAGGTTGAGATAAATTACAAGATATCACATTTGATACTGAACCATAAAATAAGGTTTGATCATATCCATTTCTAAATGTAACAGCATTAGCACCTATGTTTGTACCACTTTGATTATATTGAGTAAATGATTGATATGCTCCAGACATCCAAAACCATTCTTCAATATTTTTATAATAATTAGCAGATGTCCAAGACATGCTAGTTGCATTTTGCCCAGGTGCATTATTTCCGGGACCATCATTTAATATTTTTATTTCAATGGCAGCTCCAGGGAATATAGCTCCAGGTCCTTTTAATGCAGCGTGTCCACCATATTTGTCTGGATCATATGGAGGATTGTATATGTAATTATTTGCTGAACCTAAATTAGAAGGAAGACCATAATTACCTGCAGGTTGACTAGGTGTTCCCTTTAAGTCTCCATTACCTCTTATATTAAATACAAACTTATCTCCAATGTTATACCCGGAACTAGCAGTAAATGATATATTTAATGTCTTATTTACTGCTGTAAGAGCTGTATTTGATGTAGTTATAGGTAAGGTTGCTATCCAGTTTGGATTTAATGGATCTACTCCAATTGTCCATCTAAATGTTGTTGAAGTTAATATCTCTATAGTAAATCTAGCATCACCAGTTGAATTAGATAAACTATTAACATTAATACTTGGACCTGTATTTGTTAATGTATTGTCTCCAGTAGCTGAGTAATATACAACAGGTGCAACCAATACACTGTTACCTTGAATAACAGTAGGGGTGCTATTACCAGAAGAATTACCTCCTGGTCCTCTTCCTGATCCTAACCAACTATAATTAGATTGAACTTGGGCATTTAAAAAAGTATCATTTGCTGATGCTTTAATCTTGAAATATAATCCTTCAAGAGCATTAGAGCCTGAAATAAAATTAGCTTGTTTGTATTCAAGCTCAAGTACTTTAAATTGTTTGTTTGAATAAGTGGGTCCGTTGTCAAATGTTTTAAATATGATATAGTCATTAACAACGATCTTATCTCTATCAGCTTCATTAATTAAGAAATATCTATAGTTGCCATTCTTAATAAATGTTCTAGGGAATATATTATAATAATCACCTTTTGCTTGTTTTATAAATATTCTATAGTTAGTAGCCCAACATGGTGCAGGACTGTTTATTGTCATTACCAAACTATTGGCTTTGTCTGATGCAGCAGGCGGTATGTATACGCTATTACTTGTATTATTACTTGTATTGGTGTTATTTGCTGTTAATACTGTAGTTATACGTCCATAATCATCGCCATAAGCGATACCAACCTCGTAATCTCGGTCACTTCTAAATGTTTGTGCTGGAGTACCTGAAGTAATTGTTTGTGAGCTGTAATTAACTTTATAGTTAATATTTATAAATTCATTATCACATGAGGTAATATCCCTAAACTGAGTATAGTCACCATAAATCAAACGGTTACCAATAATCTCCTGAGCTGAAGCCAATAAAGGTACATTGTCAAACAAACGAGTCGTCTGATCAGCCGGAAGGGCTGCATACGTCTTGTTGTTCATAAATGTAAAACCATAAGATGCGTTATCTGATATATTTAACTCGTCCTTATTGAATGAGTCTACAATCCGAACGTTCAATCCACTTGTGTCTCTTACAAGCAATTGAATCTCTTTAACAAACTGATTACCAGTCTCAAACTCTAAATTAATCTGATTATAGATATTGATCATACCCTTGTTCTCACCAGTCTCTACGTCAATAGAAAAAGACTTTGGATGAAAACAAACAGCTGAGTATGGAGACATAGCACTATACTCATTATCAACATACTTGAATCGATAGCTGAAGTATAAGAACTTTTGCTCTATGTTGTTTGGTCTAAGATCTACCGTATTTGTATTCGATAGTCTAATGTAAGGTGCGCTTAATGGTGGTCTAAGTACAACATTAATGTCATCACTAATCTTAGCGTCATCAATATTATAAGTCTTACATCTACTGATGTTTATTCGTCTAGGTGGGTTATAACCATCCGTCCAAAATAATAGACTTCCATTTTCATTATATATGTAGTTAACACCAGTGATGATGTATCTACCATTGAAGTTAAGCTGACCAGTAGTACTACCTAAAACCAATACAGTATCTCCTGTAAGCTCGTTGTATTCAAATATGCCATCAAAGTCATCTGATGTAACGAACCAATAGATTAAGTTCATAGCCTCATATGGCAGAGCTCCGATAACAATTGGATTTGATATTGAAGCTAGACCGCGAGCTAATAATACACTAGATATATCTGCAATCAAATCATTACCATAAGGATTCTGAGCGGCCCCGATAGTTGATCCTTCAGATGTATTTACAGTAACATTTACAGCATCCAAGTATTCCCCATCAGCAACAAGACGCTTGTCCACGTCTTTATTCATCCTCCCGGATAAGAACTTTTTTTCTATTTCAGCCATAGTTATTTAATCCATTTATCCTTGCCTCTAAGACTCATAAGAAGTCTAGCAGGATGTAGGTTACTTAATCTAATCTTTGTATTTCTAAGGGAAGCTGTCTTCTCCTTTTTAACTCTATTTATGATATACTCTTGAACACCATACTTGTTGCTCAATAAAGTAGTTGTAGATATACTCCTCAGCCAACTTGTTTATGGTGATCAAACTGTCATCACCGTTCTCCATTCCGTCTGAGATATACTCTAAAACGATAAATGAGTTCTTAACGCCTGATGAAAAGTCAATTACACCGGCTGCTTTGTTGATTGTGAACTTAGGGTTTGAGTTTGCGTAGGATGGGTCCATCCCATAACGCCCACCAACGTTGTAACCAAAATACCAATTACCTTCGTAATTCCAGCCATAAGAACCATTATAAATACCTGCGCCTGTATAAAGTTTTTGTTCTTGGTTTAATATATCAAGCTTTGATTGTCCTGTTACTACTTCACCATTTGAGTCAAATACAATATCTCCTTCATTATCTTGTAGGTATGCTGTTGCTGACATAACTGACCTATTTTCAGATAGTTGAAACAGAACACCTCCACGAAGCATTGAAATACGAACATAGTTAATATAGTCCGGTGGCATAACTAACTTTAAGTTGTCACCCATCTCAAACTCAAGTACCTTAATATTTCTTAGTGCATCATAGTTAAGCTCTTGTATAGCTCTCTTAGCATGGAATAAAATAGTCCATCGATCAACATTATTCACCAACTTGTCATTCCCTACATACATAAGGATAAAGTTATTGATTATGTCAGCCAAACTTACATACTGATATGATCCCCAATTAGCATCTTCAGGAATGTTTCCATTATTTGTGTAGTACTGATAATTACTTATGTAAGCCATTTATTATTGTTTTTGTTGTGCGTCTTGAATCTCTTCTCCTTTTGCAGCTGACACTACTTGATCTTCTCTAATCTGAACACCAGCATAGAATAGAATCTTTACAACCAAGTTAGCAAAGTCACTATTAGGTAGCTCAAAGTCTTGATATCCTGATGCTGATGCACTAAATACAGGTTCACCGTTACCAATTTGGTTGTATGTCCAGTTAGGATCTTTTGGATATCTTATATACTGAGCAGTAATTACATTTCCTGTAATTGTAGTTGGATACACTATAATGCTATCATTTGGAAAACTAATATTTAATCCATTTGATAAAGTATATACTGGGTATGATTTAGTTGGAGCAGTAAGATTTGAATTAATCAAGTAGTTTATCTTTCTATGACTTACTTTCTCAACCTCAATACTATTATTATAAAGTATTTTATCTAAGAAATAGTAATCTATTGGAGCTAAATAATGTGAATATGTATTGTCGTAAGCTAATGCAGCTCTAACAGAAAAAGAGTCAATTACTTCGCCAATATTTTTAGGTATATCAGTATAACCCTCACCATGCATACGAGCGTTCTGTTTATTGATAGCATTGCTATACAAGAAGGTATAGTTTTCAAATATATCTAACTGAGCTTGCTTAGCATATAGATTAAACTCCATAGGAGTTATATAGCCTCTATTCTCTTTGTTTAATATGGATAAAACGATATTTCGAACATCATTAATCATGTGTCTGCTTTTTACAAAGATAAATAAAAAAAGGCACTTCGATTAAAAAGTGCCTTCTCAGTAGTAGGTCTGTATTATTATGCTACAGTAACTGCACTAACAGCTTGAGGAACGCTAATAACTGTAGCTACATTAGTCCAAGAACTTTGTCTTGCTTCAACTAATGCATTTTGAATAGCAGTTCGCATGCTATAAGCAACTTGAGCAGCATGAGTCAATGTAACCACTTTACCTCCTTGATAAGTAATTGTAGTTGTAGTTGCAGTTGCAGTGTTGTTAGTTGCTCCTGTACCAGCGGCAACTAAAACTACATCATTAACTGCAATTAACTGATTTGCTTGTCCGGTAACCGGAATACTTAAAAACTTTTCCATGTCTAAAAAATTAATGGGTTAATAAAGTACAAATATACTAATTATTAGAAATTTTATCCTCTAAGAATTTATATAGCTCTAATCCTTCATCAGACTGTAAATAAGAAGCCAATACATAAATATGATCCTCTCCAAATGGAACAGTTAATAAACGCTTCTTATTGTCTTTTAAGTTGTAATAGATATCTTTATTGTTTCTAAATGTAAGATATCCTTCAGAAATTGCCTTGAATGCAATGTTATTGATTGATAACGATGGATCATCTAATGCTTCCATAAAGTCTTGAGGATAGCGTCTAGCGAATAACATCATATCTCTCTTGATTTCAGAAGAACTCATTCTATCGACATCTCCACTTAATACTAATCTAGCAATAGCTTCTAATTTATTGAAATCATTTTGTGTTAAATCACGAACTGCAATTAATGCATCGATTTCAGATACCAAATATTCTACGTCCTCTTGTGCATCTTTCTCTGAATCAAATTCATAAAATTCACTTCCGTTTCCTGGATGATAATGCAAAAATTCTTGAAGAACAGGATTTGTTTTAGGAACATTTAAAACACCATCTTCAAAAACAATTGGCTCTAAAATGGCATTAGCATCTTGCTCATCTTCAAAAGGACTCTTTTGATTTCTAGCGTATCTTAATGTTCGATTGATTCCTTCTTCTTCATCGAAGTAAAGTAATCTTTTTCGCTTTGTATCGCGAGATAAGATAAAATAAGTTAATGGGGCTGAATCACCTTTTAAAAGATAGGTGCGATCTTTTGATTCTAGTTTTACTCTTTTCATTTGATATAATTTAATTTACAATAAAAATAGAGAGGGACACTGCTGCCCCTCTCTGATTTGTTCTTATTTGAAGATGAAGAAGTTATTAGCTCCTAATGTACAAAGCGCACGCTCTGACAAGAAGTTAACCTCCATTGCATCTAGGTCACTTGTTTGTGCACCACCAGCAGATCCAGTCATCCATGTTTTGTAACGACGGTTCTCAGCTTCAGAAGCACGGTAACGAACGTGTAAGAATGGACGTTTCGCGTTTTTACCAAGAACTTGGTCATAAACGTTCATTGTTCCAGCAGGAACCAAAACACCATTTACAGCTCCACCAACGATACCACCACGAAGTGTAGCGTCGTTCAAGTATTTCCAGTCTGTTTTGTAGAAGTCATATCCACGACGGAAGCTAGTGAATCCTAAGTTCAATGCCATTTGCTCGTCGTTATCAAACAATCCGTAAGACGTACCACCTGCTCCGTAAGAGTTTTGTGCAGCCAACATATCGTCGATATCGAAAGAGAACTGACGGTTGATGAACAATGTGTTCTCAGCGATAGCTCCTTGCTTGTCTAAACGTTGTACGATTGTATCGAAATCAGACAATGCAGATGGGATACCACCAGACCAAACGTTACCACGAGATTCAATAGCAGCAAATAAACCTTCAGTACCAGCAGCAGTTGTACCTGTTGCAGTAGGTTGTTGTCCAGGGATAAATCCTGCAGAAGGAGATAATTGAGTTAATGCAGCAGAACCTGAAGCAGCTACAACACCTTCAACCATTGCCATCTCTAAGTAATCTTCGAAACGTAAACGAGTCTCATGCTCAGACTTCATATACCAAAGGTATCCAGTAGCTCCATTCTCAGTTGTTACTTCAACCCATCCGATTTGAGCCATATCAGAACCTGATACAGTATATTTATCTTTGATGATGATTGGTTTAACATCGTAGAATGTATCTTGAGCTTCTAAAGATCCAACCATTCCAGTTGTTGCTTTTGCAAATTCAGATCCATAAACAAATGCAGTAACGGTAGTAGCTGCAGTAAATGGAGATGCACCTAAATTAGAGTAATAAGCAACAGTAAAAGTAGTTGCAGTTACAGCAGTAATTAATGCTTTTGCAGACTCACCAGAAATACTCTCAGATGAAAGGAATACTGTTTGATTAACTCGGAAATTACATGAACCAGAAGGTAATGTAAATGTTTGAGCTCCAGCAGCAAATGCACCAAATGTTAACCCAGTGTATTTTGTATGCAAACGACCTTGCTCTGCCCATTTAATTAAGTCAGAGTTTGTAGGAAGTTCAGCACCAACCATACGCAAGAAAGCAGAGATAGATCGATTACCATAACGCTCGAATTCTTGCTCATAAGTATCAGGAAGATACTGACTCAAGAAATTAAACCCATTTGAAGGGATGTAGTTTTCAGGTGTTGCCACCTTTACAGCATTCGGAGTTAAACTTACTCCAGCTGCGTTTAATGTACCAGCCATTTTTTCTAATTTTTATTTTTACTTTTAATAACTAATCTGTTACCAAAACTACTAGGCTCAGCTGCTCTAACTTGTAGACCCTCAGTTTTATTAGTTACTTGAGGTGCTTGTCGAACCATGTCAATATTTTTTGATTCTTTAGCAATCCCATCAACCGCTTCTGCTTTACCCTTCTCGTAGAAGAACTTAGCAAATTTCTCAGGGTTTGAAGCTACAGCAATAGCCCTATGGAAAAGTTCCGCATCTTTCAAATAGCCATCTTCGTTTAAGAACTTATTTACAAAGTTCGATAAGTTAGATTGCTCTTGAATCAAAGACTTTGCATCTGCTGGTGTGTAAACAACTTTCTTGTTCTCATCAATGTTGAATCCGAAACCTTCGAATTTATCAGAGAATAATTCATTTGTTTTGTCAGCGAAATACTTAGACTTCTTTGCTTGGTCTTCCTGTGCTTCGTTCACAGACTCTATCTGTTTCTTGTAAGCCTCGTATGCATCTCTCTCTTCTTGTGGAACAAAGGCCTCCCTTGACTCAAGCGGAACCTTGTACTGATCCTTCAGTTGATTAAAATACTCCTTAGCTTTAGCAAGCTCTTTTTTCTTTGCTACTTGTTTTTTCTTGATTTCCTTTTCGTCATCAAAGTCCTCATCGTAGCTGAACTTAGTCTCTAACTCAAACTTAACATCGTCCAAGTCTAATCCTTTATTCTGCTCTTTATAGTACTCAAGAAGCAAAGAGTCTTGATCCATGGTGTTGTAGTCTCTATTCAAATTAATAAAGTCTTCAATTCCACGACCAGTTTCTTTCTTGTATTTAAGGAATGCCGAAACATCTTCAGGTAGATCTTCATTAACCGCGCGTTGCTCAGCTAAGTCATCTAATGAATTAATTTCTCTATTCCATCTCTTACCTAAGTAAGATACAACAGTAGATTCGTCTAATTCAACCGGCTCGTTTGCCGGAGGTGTATCAATCGGCTCAGGTGAAGGTGTTGGTTCTTCAACATTTGAAAGATCAATAGATGGAGTTTCCTCTACCTGTTGTTCTTCATGCGCCTTTAATAATTCTGTTTCTTTTTCAGCTAATGACTTTTCTTCAAAGTCTACAGCTCTTACCGTAAATTCACTCATTATAATTTGATTTAATTGTTACAAAGTTAAGTATTATTTACTTACGTCTATTTTGGCCCAAAAGACTCTAAGTCAAACCCATCAAGACTATCCTCAGTACTCTCAAAATTCTTAGGAGGTAAATTGTTTTGTCTTTGGTTAATTAGCTCAGATTGTCGTGTAGCCTGCAAGTCAACTCGTTTGTCTTTTGCTTTCTCTTTCTCCATATCTCTATCCTTAATAACTTGCCCTTCCATGCCTTTTAATTGCATATTATATTGGAATTCGACATCCATTAATTGACGCTTAAGTTCAACCTCTGCCTGCATTTCTTGAATTCTATATTGAGCTTCAGCTTGCTTAAGTTGGATTTTAGACTGTGCCTCCAATTGAATAAGTTGTGCTTTCTGTTCAGACGCAGCTTGCTGAGATTGGATGTTCGATTGCATTTGCATTTGGAACTCCATCTCTTTTTGTTTTTGTTGCTCCTGCATTCTTCTCTTACGCTTAACTTTAAGCATCTCATTGGCCAACTTAACATTATTGATCATTCGGATATCAATTGCATCCTCTAAGTCAATTGTTTGTTGCTGAAGAGCAATCTGAATATTTGCTTCTAATCTTTGTTTTTCTTCCTCATCTGGAGCAAGATCAATAAAGATACCAAAGTCATGTAAGTATAGGTCTTTGATGTCGTCTAAGATAGCTACATTGTACTTACCTATCTGCATAGCAAACTCCTCAGCGAAGTCAGAGTATTCTAATACGTCAGCAATACGAACTGATAAACAATCAGCTAATCGTTTAGTAGTGTATAATCCTGACTCAAGGATATGTCTTGTTGCTGTATTTGAGTTAAGCGCAGCTAATTTCTGAACACCTACTAATGCGTCAGGATGAGGAGTAGATGCATCTCTCGCTTCATTAATACCTGTCACATCGCGTATCATATTTAAGTAGTGGTTGTAGTTACCGATTAATGCAGCCATCTTACCTTGTCCAGAGTTAGTATTTAACTCTTGGATAGGAATACGCGCATTATTAAACTCTCCTTCTTGAGTATAACTACGTCCAATAACACTACCTGTCTGGAAGTATAGCTTCAATGCATCCTCTGGGTTATATGCTGCACCTGTACCTAAGTCAACCTCATTAATACCATCGGCATCGATAAATACACCATCCGGAACAACTCGTGCCATCACTTGTTGTAACTTAAGGTGTGTTAACTGAATCTGATCAGCAAATGGAATCATACGTCTAACCAAAGACTCGATGTTTCCTTTATACATTCTTGGAGCATGTACCACATAGTTAGGCATCGCTTTCTGACTAGCAGATTTTGGTCTAACCATATTCTTCATCATCTCCCACTTGATAAGGATATTAGATCCACCCACAAGGATACCGTCATACCAAACATCACGAACTGCTTCTACTCTTTCGTATAGCATTCCGTCTTCAATAACTGGATTAAATGACTCATCCTTACGGATAACTCTTTCTCCTCCGTTCTCAAGTAATTTCTTTTTCCATACAAAACGTTTGTCAGTTTTGTAGTTAAAGTATAGCAATGTAACGACCTCATTTAAGAATGAGTCGTCTTGATAATTTCTTATGATAGGGAAGTAATCATACCATGCAGAACTAGCATTTCTAATTTCTTGAAGTTGCTCGTCTGTAAGTGTAGGATCAATTTTAAGTAGCTCAGTGTAGTGAACCATTTTAACCTCACCAAAATAATAACAGTCAGAGAAATCATTTTTCTCAGTATAACTATAGATCATATTAGCCGGGTCAACATAGTCAACCTTAACACCATCATTTACTAAAAATGTATGTCTTACAGCTCCGATACCAATAGTGGTAATATCATAGTCATACAACTTCTTGATGTGCTCATAGTCATTCATCTTGAGCAATGTGTCAATAGCTACCTCTTCTGCAATCTCAATGCTTGGTTTGTATTTCAATTGCATATATAATGATAACTCTTCATCATTCTCAGGAAGTTCATTAGGGTCAACATTGTACGCGTCAACTCCAAACTCATCTTTAGTTAACTGAAGAAAGTCTTTTGCAATCATGTCAGACTCGATCATATCCTGGAATATGTTCTTTTTCTCAGCTGACATAACATCTTGCGCCTCTGCTTTAATAGCATAAGGACGTTCAGACATACCGTTTACAACAAGGTCTACGAATTTGGGAATAATGGGAATAGGAGACCAGTCTAGGTTTAACATAGACATATCTCCATTGATAGACAATTCATCTTTATATTTCTGAACTGGCTGTTCTCCTCTTGCGTATAGCCTCAATCGGTGGAACTCCCCCCACTGATGATAGAACCTACACGAATTTGCCTTTCTCTTGAACCACTCACCCTCAATAGACTTTGCTACCTTAAGACCGTACTCAAAAGTTGCCTTTTCTTCGTCGGTAGCCATCTGATTCGGGAACGGCCGCTGGGAAATTAAAACTTGTGGTTTCTCCATTATTTTATTATTTCGCTTCTGTTTCCACGATTATCGTATTTTACAAATTTAATACTTATTTTTGATTCCTTCTTCTCAGGTGTAAACATATACTTTCTAGTGGCCATAATAGCCAAACCTGAACTGATGGAGGCATCGTGTTTTGTTCTATTATTAATATCAAATCTTGCCCAATCTTCTAGAGTTCGAGTAAAGTACATTGACCCCATAACGTCAGAGTCTCTGTATGTACCTTCGTTATCTAAACCAACATATTCCTCTATGTATGACTCTATAGCTGCCGCGTGAGCTTGCTTAACGTCTTCAGATGAGTTAGGTATACCACCAAGCTCTAATTCAGTCTTAGACAGCTTGTGTGTCTGCTTATCAGGCCTGTTCATCACATAACCTCTATACCCTCTATTCTTAAAATGATATAATAGTCTGGCTTTATTGTTCTCAGGTAATATAGGCATACCATAGAAAACACAAGCCATTAATACATCCTCAAAGAATATCTCAGCTGTTTGTGGTCTAGCTACATACTCTAAAAAGAACTCATTTGTAGGAGCCTTCTCCATATGGAACTTAGTTAGTCCATGAAGTGCACCATTAGATCCACCACCACCTACTACTCCAGAGATATCATAGGGGTCACATCCAAATGCTCCAATATGTTCATTTGCCGGAAATCTTCTTCCGTTCTTGTATACAATACGGTTCCTTAATCCCTGCTCAGGAATCCATGAGACATAGAACCTACCCTTCGGATCAGGCGTCCAAATAACCTCACTATCTTTAACTCCACCTTTCCAATGGAAATAACCTCTAGTAATTACTCGATCCTTTATCATCGAGTCATTGTAGTCAATCTGTTGGTATATCTTAGTCAAGTTAAATAACGACTGCTTAGATTCATCTCTAAACGCGTGAGACTCTGTGCGAGGGAACTGACGATAGAACTCATTGAGTGCATCTGCATCAGACTTTAACGCTGCTACCTCATTGTTCCAATAGGTAATTACGCCGTTATAAATCATCTCACCATCAACTCCTTTTACCGGCTTCTTCGGGTCTTCGAATACAGGCCAACCATACTCATCAATATACCCCTCGTAGTTCCACTCCATAGGAATAAACAAGGCATATAACCCTGACTTAGTCTGACCATTGGCAGATCTTTGTCTAGGGTCGCTATCATTGAATAGTTTCTTAAAGTTCTCACCACCTTTTGATAGTGCGTTTGATGTTGATCCCATCATACACTTACCAATGATCTTGGAACCTAATCGAAGACATGTCTTAGTTACTCGCCAGTTGTTTAGAATGTTCTCAGGCTTCTCCCATTTACCACTCTCATCATGCACAAGTAACAATAACTTCTCACCATCATAACTGTTGTCTGCTGTGTTCTTCCAGTCGATAGTAGTATCCAACCCTTCTATGTCATCGTCGCGCTCCTCATCCATATTCTTACGAGTGATTTTACTCGCAGGAACTCGGAAGGCTAACTCTGTCTTCGGGTTATCCATACCATCCTGGATCGGCTTGAAAAAGAAGGGGTAATTTCTTACAATAGGTACAACCTTGTCGGTAAACATCTTCTTAGCATCCGATCCTGTTTTAGATAGGATTCCAAGACGAGAGTCACGGACTATTGTACCTTGGTTTGATGTCTCAGAAGAAGACATAAAGGAGAAACCTGAACGACGGTTCTTTAGGTAACACATACCGAACGATCGATTGTCAGCCTTACATGCCTCCCAAAATATATAGAATATCCGGTTGGATTCACGAAAGTCAGGAAGACCAACATCAATCTTGGTCCACTGTAAGTACATATAATGTGTTCCGGTAAGATAGGTAGGTTGACCGTTGTTCATGAACCAATGTCCATGCTCACGACGATCAAACTCTCTCTCTATACTATCAACATACTTAGACTTAAATGAGTTGTCTTTTCTATTCCAATCAAATATTGTTTTGATCTTCTGAAGTTCAGCAGGATACTCCTGTGCTATCCATCTATTGTTAGTGTTCTCAATTTCTTTTGGTGTAGATGGTAAGGCAATCTTTAGCCCATTGATCTCATATATCTGACCAATTGTACCATCTTTTGATATGACTATTAGATCATATTCAGGGTGATACCCATAGTGCCAAGTCTTATGCTTGTTCTTAGTAGATACAACTTGAGGTTGTAAGTAATTACTTAATATAGAGTATAACTTATTTTCCATTTCTTGTCTTAGCTCTTCCTTCAGCCCAACCACCTTTTCCGGCAGTTACTTCAGCAGGTTGTGCTTCTCTACTCTCCTCTTCTTCAATCTTTGTAAGCATATACATAGCATCCTCAAATGCCAAACGTTTAGCTGACGCAGCGTTCTTCATCTTATCAGCCGATATATCATCCTCAGCATGAGTAATAATAGGCGACTTAAGTACTTTGATTAACTCATCAATTGCTTGCTTTGCAGCCTCTACAATCTCTATTTTTTTAGACATATATTCCGGTTATACATTCGATAAAGAATCTCATCATTAATCTTGAACTCATACTCACTGTCAGGCGTGTATGATACTATATCTCCCTGCTCAACTTCATCTAGTTTGTCATTCTTGTATACCAACTCCCCCCAAAGTTGTTCTAATCCACCTGTAGGATTAAACATACGGTCTTCGGATTCAATTGGTCTAACAAACACAAATGGTTCAGGAGCCTGCCATTCCTCACCCCTTTTAAATAAGTAAATCTGATCAGGCTCAGCGATAAATAGGTCGTCCATTAAATGATGCCAACTACTACGCTGCCTACCTTTCATGTCGTAATAGAACTTAAATACGTTGTGATGCACAACGACAGTATCGCCCGGTTGGATAGGACCATTGTAGTATATAGGAACGGAGACAACCTCTGCGAATCTATTGGATACGCGGTGATCTTCCTGAGAGGTACTAATAATAAACTCGGAATCTCCGAATTGTCTTATGTTGTCGTACCGCCTCAAGCCAACCGGCTTTATGATGAAGCAGTAGGGAGCTTTCATTAGAAATCTATTTTGTACTCTATTGAGATTGGCATATTTGCCGAAAAGTTTTTCCAGCAAACAATCGCGCCATCCTGTATGATCCAAATAGAAATAGAACCATCATCATTCTTGATAATAGATTCGATCTCGTATTCATCACGGAGAACGCTTTGACCTACAACGTAGTGCATGCACTTCATGTAGTCAGGACCAACCGATATTTTTCTAATTAAATTCACCTGTTTGAAGGTTTACTTTTACATCGCCATACTCGTTGTAAATCTCTTCTTGTACAGAAGCTAAGTCGTGAGCTGCGATTTCCATGTTTGCCATGATTTGAGACTTCTGAACTTTAAGACGCTCGAAATTAATCTCGATATCTGCAATGTTAAACTTAAGGTCTCTGAATTTTCTGTTAGCATCGATCAATCGATCAAGCTGTTCTTGTTTGATTTTTTTTGTTTTCATTTTATTAGATTTGATGTAAAGGTACTAATTATTATAAAGATATGTACCAAGTTGCATTAGAATGATTATATTGTAAACACACCGGAGTGTTTGCTAGTAAAGTTGATGGAGCTCCAACAACTGTAGACCCTGCTGATGTCCATGTAGTTGATACACGCTCAGCAGTTGACATTACCACATACTTAGCACCATCTAGATTTGAGTTAGATGCTGGAAGAGTAATAGCAAATGATGCTCCTGCTGTTCCTGTAAAGTATGTGTTGGTCTTTGTAATAGTAAAAGACGTCAATAAATTTGTAGCAACAACTTCAGGTGTAGCATTCAATGCCAATAAAGCTTGTACGTTAAAATTCTTTTGATCGCCGTTCTCATTTGTACCGAATACGGTACAATTAACATTTGGCGCTACTACGTTATAATTATTTACTTTCATCTTCCTTGTCCTCGGTTAAGTTTCTTATAGTTCTTTGAAGACTTCAATTTAGATGTCTTGCATTTTGAATGAATTCCAGGGCGACTTACCTTCACCTTTACTAATGACGTAGATTCTCCCTTCTTTTTCATATCACAAATTTAATAAAAAATTTAGAGACTCTTCAACATAGCAATCATTCGTGGGCAAGGATAGATATCAGACTTGTCTTTTCTAAATGAGTTATGGCTATACACACCATTTTCCCCCTTTAATCCTCTAACTGAGATATCCCACATATCTGCTTCACGATACGTTAAATCGATTCCGTATAGTTCTCCCCAATACAACATTAATTGTCTCAGAGATTCGATTTGTGCGTCTGTGTATGCATGGTAATATTTATGTCCTTTATATGGTTTGTCTAGTTGACATACCTGATCAGCAGGCATTTCTCTACCGACGTAGTTATAGAACTTATCACCTTTCTTAGTTAATGGCCCCCAATTACATATCTCAACTGCAACACACATCGGGTCAATTGATTTGTATGGAACACCTTTCGCTCTAAATATATCTTGTTTAAGACCTAAGTGATACCCCCAGTACTTTGAACTGAACGCCTGACAGATCTCTCCGTCATATGTATCTTTTGATTGTCCCTTTCCGGAGATAACTACACATGTTGCAATACGACCTCTATCGTCATTGTCCCACATCTTAATTGTACCCACACCTGAGCTGTTTCCTGCTGTGTGGTGTAACACGATCATATTCTTCTTCGTCTCAGTCTTAATATACTGAGATTCCTTCATTGGAACCTGTTTGATATTAGATGGTAACTTCATATTATCTCCATTTATCACTTTCGCTTTTAAGACCTGAAATAAAGTCTCTAAACGATTTTAAAATATCTTTTCCGGTAACGTCTTTATAGCTTTCATTCATGCTCTTAACTTCAATAAAAACAAAGAATAATGCAATCGCTTTAGTTAATAATAACTCGATCGATATAAAGTGAGATATGATATCACCTGCGATAAACTTCTCAACCAAATAAAAGAATGCAATTGCCGCTGAATAAATAAGACACTTAATGCCTGTAGCCAACATCTTTTGGCTAGTTATAATGTCACCAATTTTAGCGGTTGATCCAGCTTTACGTCTGGTTTTTACTGATCTCCAGATTCCGAAACCGAAATCAAAGGCGATAGAAATTAATGCAACTGTGACTAATGGTCCTACCGGCGCAAATAGCGTGAGAAAGCTTGACAAAATGATAATGGTGTTTGTTTTCATCTAAAAAATTTATATGCTCGATATAAGATATAAAGTACTACAAATATAATCAAAAAAGCCAACAGGTTGTTTAGCAGTTTCTTCCACCATGGGTACTTCTCGTAATACTTAACAGGTATCCTCTTCTCCACCACTTTAGTGATATACACAGGGTCGCATTTACCTTCGATATAAACCTTTTTTTCTTTAGGAACATACCAAGTCTTTACAGACAATCTTTCCTTCTCAATTGTAACTGTATCTATTAATTGTTGTATTGTAACAACTGTATCAGTCTCTACTTTTGGAATGTATATAGATATAGTGTCATGAATAGTTACCGTATCACTAGTAAGTAGATACGGATACTTCTCGATCAAACGAGTGAAACGTTTTGTTGGGCTACAACTAGCTAATAGTATCGAAATTATTATAATCGCTGTTCTCATTTTCTATAAAATTTATTCCATCGTAAAGGTAATCAATTTGTATTGTATCATCTACTTCAATACAAAGTAAATCAGTCATATAAGATGGATCTTCTACTGCAGCTATAATATTAACTACAATACCATTCTCAATAAGTGCGTATCTTTTATTCATTAGAAATATGTTATTACCATACAAAATCCATCACCCCCTCTACCTCCAGCACCTGAATTAGCGCCATTTGCAGAAGCTCCGCCTCCGCCACCACCAGCACCTGGTCCTCCATTTCCTCCTGTATATCCTGCAATAGTTCCTCCTGTATTACCAGCACCTCCACCACTTCCACCTAAAGCAAAAAATAAATGGGATGGATTATTTGTCAACAATGATCCATTAGCACCATTTGTAAAACTATTAGTAAATGTTGTTATTACTTGAGATGCATTTCCTCCAACTAATCGATATCCTGCTCCACTTGTTGACGCTTCTCCTGATGTTATTCCTCCACCATATAAACCGTACATAAGAGGCCTCATTTGAACTTGCAAAATATTTCCTCCAAAAGCATTTGAATTAAATGTAGCACTACTATACGCATTACCTACTTGTTGTCCAAATACATAAGAGTTATTAAAACTATTTCCACCATTTGCAGCATTAGTTCCACCTTGACCACCTATTGATATATTAGTACTTACTTTTGACGATGCTGCTGTACCTGTTCCTCCAAAATAAGAGGCAGTTCCTGCAGATCCAAGATTTCCATTAGTATCATTTGTAGTAATCCCTGAGGCTCCTGCTCCTCCTGTACCTATCCAAATATTTTCAGTAGGATCTAATGTTGATGCATCAATTTTAACTGCTGTTATACTTCCTGATGATCCACCACCACCTCCATATCTAGCTGTAAGAGTAGCTCCTCTTCTACCTGATCCTCCTCCTCCAGCTCCAGAAACTAAATAAATTTCAACTTGTTTAGCTCCTGCTGGTTTAGTCCATACACCGCTTGATATAAATAATTGAGTATCAATAGGAGAAACGCTACTTCCTCCTCCACTATACTGAGGAATATTTAATGTTGATCCAACTAATGTAGCTGCACCGCTTGTTCCTGTAGTAGTTAGCGTTATTGCATTTTGTTTAGCATTCCATGTAGCTGCACTAGCAATTCGACTATCAGCCAATGTACCTGTCCAACCAAGTGTTAAACTAGTTGCTTGTAATAATGCAGTAGATGGTGATCCTCCTAGTGTAAGAGTTACGTTGGTATCATTAGTTCTTGTTAACGCAGCAGGTGTTATAGTAGGTTGTATTCCAGCCGATGATAATGATTCATTTTTCCATAAAGATGTAGCAGAGTCGTACTGCAACAAATCATTATTAGCTAGAGTAGATGGATTTATATAGACGTTGTGAAGCTCATCTAGCTCCCAACCGTTCATAATCTTAACGTATATACTCCCATGAATAGCATGAGCATACTCAACATAACCCATCACGACAATATGACCTGTAAGTCCGGTAGGTTTAATGTTTGTTAATAGACCAGCGGTTGTAGGTGATAAATACAATACATCACCATCTGCCCATGTTTCACCTTGCAAACTTCCGGTTGTATTGATCTCATCAAGTTGGCCTACCGTCATGATAAAACCTTCCTGATTGGTAGCAATTGTCTCAATGACTAAACCAATTGTATCAGCACTATTATTGTCATTATTAGCCTGTGCATATGCTACCGCTAGTCTTTGACCTTGCGCACCACTTACTCTTACTGCTGTATAATTTGCTCTAGTTAATGTAGCGTTTGGAGTAACCTTGTTGACAACTCTTGCTACTAGATCAACACCGTTCTTTAAAATTACAGTACCCCCTTTTAATGTAGTTTCAGAACTACCAATGGTATTATTCCACCTTGTTGTACCAACAGTCGCTGTTCCTGTAGGGGATGTATCTAATGTTAATTGACCTGCTTTTAGTTCATATTCACCAAGATCAACATTTCCTATTGCCCCGGTATATGGTACATAAGGACCACCTCCGCCCCCACCTGTGGTTTTTGGCTTACCGTCTGCTCCTATGATCTCTAGATGATCATATCCGAACATATTACCATTCGCGTCAACTACCTGCATCTCACAACATTTATATTAGGCATATCTTCACCCTCAGCTATAAATGTTGTACCTGAAACACTAGATGTGACGGTTATATAATCACCTTCGTTTAAAAAATATGGAAATGAGTCGGTGATAGTATCACCTGCGCTCAATGTAACAGAATATACTTGAGTTGTTGTCGTTGTAGATGCGGTATATTTTGATACCGTCAAGACATATGCAAGAGGATTATTAAATCGCATATAACGAAGTTCAGATACATTATTGTCAGGGGCCGTATGTATAATCGTCCCTGATGTAGATAATGTTCCTTGATTCGTAAATTGGCCTATCATTTATCTGATGTTGGTATAATTTCGACTAGCTCATTTATTTTATTTAATGCTTGTATAATTGAATGAGCGTCCGATAGAGAAAAAACTCCTTTTAAATTAGATGCATTTAAAGCCTGCTCTAAAATACTAATTGCCTCTTCTTTTGTCATATTGCTTGTAATTCAACTATTTGATCTGTAGAAAGTAATTCTACAAACCATGCCTGACCCATCATAATTCTAATGTGCTGAATATTTCTGTCAAGTTCATCTTGCTCTTCTTCTGTTAACGAAGTTTTTGATTGTAAATCATTAATAACCCCAACACTATCGTAAGTAGCAGAAATGATTCTTTGTATTTGTTCTGATGTTAAGCTTTCCATAATTATGCTAATAATATTTTATATGCACTTCCATTAATTCTAACAGACCATGTTTGTGTGCTTGGTAATGTTTCTGTTGTTATTGTACCAGTAGGATATGAAGCACTACCCACAACAAACTGATTTGCTGCCGTTGCTATAGCACTTCGACCAAGGACAACACAACTTCCAAAATAATCATCTGTTGCTGCACTTCCAATTACAACAGAGTTACTATTGGCAGAAGTAGAATCACCTAACACAACAGAGTCAGCAACTGAAGCATTGGCAGCAGTTGAATAGCGACCAATCATCACATTTCGTGAACCTGTTGTTAAATTCTGAAGTGCATTTAATCCAATTCCTACATTGTTTGAACCTGTAGTAGGATAAATTCCATATCCTGCAAATACATTTCCAGAACCAGTAGTTAATCCCCATCCAGCATCTGAACCAATTGCTACATTTGTTCCTCCGGTTGTTTTGCTATACAATGAATTAGCACCAACTGCAGTATTATCATTAGCAGTTGCCAATCTTGAACTGAACATACCGATTGCTACATTACGAGAATGAGTAACGTTAAGATTTAATGCTTGTCCTCCTATAGCAACATTAGATCCACCTGTAGTATTTGAAACTAATGCTGATTCACCAAATGAAGTATTGGTATTAACATTACCCTTTCCATTATTCCAAATAGTCCTATCAGTATAGTTTATTTCCAAACTACCTGTTAATTCAGAACCTGCAATCTTACGACTACCTGTTGCACCTGTCAAAGATACTTCAAGTAAGTCAGTCGGGTCTAAGTTTCGTCCTAATGCCGTTAGGTCGTTTATTTTATATGCCATGTCTAATCTATTATTCGTGTTTGATCATCGTCAGTAATTCGTTCACCAAGATCATCAGTGATCCTAGCAGTAGGTAAAATTCCTCCAGCAGATGCAGTTGCCCCATCGACAGCTACCTCAACAGCTATTTGAATACCTATCATCATATTACCAGAGAGCTACAATGTTTGTCGCTGATGTACCTGTAGAGAAAACTCTAGTTACCTGTACCGGTAAAAAAGATCCTGCTAATACACCTGTAAATGTAACGTCATCGCCACCTGCTGTTAATACTCGTAGGTTCCCTGCTCCTCCAATAAATAGGACACAAGGCCAGTTAATATCACCTCCACCTACATATGGAATGTCAGCAGTATTACTTGGAGTAACGGCCGCCGCTCTCTCGGTTTGTAATTTTTGATTTGCCATCTTTTATTTTTTTGTTGACTTACCGTTCGCACCATTGCGCGCACGATTAATACTTGGTTTTTCTTTTACAAATTTACCACTTTTTGTGGAACTCATATCAGGACCTCCTTTGCCATCAATACCAACAGCACGACGAGCCTTTGTATGTGCCGCTCTATATGACTTTCTTTCTTCTGTAGAGTTCAACTCACGCTGATATTCTCTCCTCTTCTCCGCTGCCTTCGGATTGCTCGCGTAGTACTTCGACGTCTTGCTTTGTCCCATAAAATATTCTATTTACTAATAACCCAGGATCGTTCCACGCTTCTTGTCTAGCTCCACAACCGCAGTCCTCTCCAACTAATTTATCTAGTCGGGTAGCTTTAGTAATGGCAGCAACCGTGTCACCAAATCCCTTATGTCTTTTTATAATAATCACCCTTTTTTCCATTTAGTGCTAGAAGATGCAGTCTTACTTGGTGACCACTTAACTTTGTCGGCCCAATATGCAGCACTCATTTTACCCTTAGCAATGTTTTTAGCATGTCTACTCTTAAAAGCCTCACGCTGACCAGCCGTCTGATTGGTCTTAACACCCTGTTGACCAAAACGAATAAGCTTCACCTCATCACCGGATTTGGCTACCACAACGTGGCTCTTCGTCGGATGACTTGGCGTTCTTTTAGGTTGATTGTACCCACTAACGCCTGCTCGTTCTAGTCTTGGGTCTTTCATTTCTTTTTCATTTTTGCCAATGCGGCTTTCATTCCGTACTCTTTGATCATCTCTTTCTTGCCTTCTTTTTTCTCATGTTTTACCATTGCGGCTTTAGATGCGTACTTCTCTCCGGTCTTCTT